TCCAGAAGGTATTCTGTTGTCGGAGGATTATCACTTCTGCCGTAAGTGGAGATCGTTAGGTGGTCAGGTTTATGCAGCCCCTTGGATTTCTGTAGATCATGCGGGAGAATACATATTTAGTGGACGGTTTGCTTCTCACATAACACTAAATGGAACTAAAAATGAATAAGAATGACATCAAGTAATTTAGTTCAAAAATCTGTGGCTAATGGTGGCAAACTTGCCCCTTTGGTTATCTCTAACGGATTAACTTCCGGTACTGGGCTTATGAACCCGTCTGTTTTTGTCAACTCTAAAAACGAGATTCTTGTAAACCTCCGTCACGTCAACTACACTTTGTATCACTCGGAGAACAATCAACGATTTATTAGTCGCTGGGGTCCGCTTTCTTATCTACACCCCGAGCAAGATCAGGCTCTTCGCACAACTAACTATATCTGCAAGTTGGACTCTAACCTGTCTATGGTTGGCTACGGCGCTGTTGATACATCGAAGCTGGACATAGAGCCGCTGTGGGAGTTCACTGGTCAAGAAGACTGCCGACTGGTCCAGTGGGGTGGTGACTACTACAACATCGGTGTTCGTCGCGATGTAACCCCGGATGGTCAGGGGCGCATGGAGATCAGCAAGTTGGAGATTGACTGGGATACCTGGGAAATCAAAGAGGTATCTCGATTGCGCATTCCTGCTCCTGGTCTTAATGACTCTTACTGCGAAAAAAACTGGATGCCGATAGTAGACAAGCCTTTTCACTTTGTGAAGTGGACTTCTCCAACTGAAGTTGTGAGGACTTGGCCAGACGAACCAGCCCGCTGTGAGCAGGTATCCCTAACCCCTGGACTAATTCCACCAAAAGACCAGCGGGGTAGTTCCCAAGTGGTGCGATGGGGCAATGTCTACATTGCTATAACGCACGAGGTAGATCTTTTTAAAAACTATCTGGACCAAAAAGATGGAATCTATCGCCATCGCCTAGTTGTTTGGGACGAGCAGTTTAATCTTATTGGGCTATCTCCAGAACCGTTCACGTTCTTAGAAGCTCGCATTGAGTTTGTAGCTGGTGCTGCAAAGTATGAGAATGATCTTCTGATTAGTTTTGGTTTTCAAGATAACGCTGCGTTTGTTTTAAGAACCCCTAAGATTGTTGTTGAAAATTTGATTATGGAGGCGTTGCGTTATGAGTTCTAATGAAATCATTGAACAACTGATTGTTGACGCATCTACAGATTCGCTAAATCCGGAAAAGAACTTCAACATTGCCCTTGAGTATGAAAAATTGGGGCAGACTGCATCTGCTGTTGGGTTTTATCTTCGAGCCGCAGAGTATGGGTACAAAACTGACCCACTCACTGCGTACTGCGCTCTGCTTAAAATTTCTATTTGCATCGAGGGGCAGAAGAACCGCGACCTTACAGTTAGCAATGTCTTGTTGCAGGCAGTAGCTTTTTTACCTGACCGCCCTGAAGCATATTTTCTTTTGTCAAGATTTTATGAAAAGTCTGGTCTATGGCCAGAAAGCTACGCTTATGCAGTTATGGGCACTATGTACAATCGACAGTTTATGGGCTTACCGTCAGACGTTGGTTATTATTCTTGGTACTCGTTAAACTTTCAAATAGCTATAGCCGCATGGTGGGTTGGACGTAAGGAAGATAGCATCGAGATTTTAACTAACATAGCAACCGACCACCGTTCCCCAAAGCTATATAAAGATGCTGCAAATGAAAACTTAGATAGGCTGGTTCCAGATGTTGATGTTTGATATCGGGGCTAACCGTGGGGACGCAACTGTAGCTGGCGTAAACTTAGGGTACAAAGTTATTGCACTAGAACCAGCTCCTAAAGTGTTTGCCGAGCTTGTACGTAATTTTATTTATGACCCAAATGTGGTTCCGCTAAGACTGGCTGTGTCCGAAACTACTGGCGACAGAATAGAGTTTTACGAATGCGTTGAAGATGGGCTGTCCACTATGGAAAAGTCTTGGTTGACTGACTCGTCTATGCCTTACAACGGTAAAGAGTTTAGAACTATCTACGTGAACACATGCACCATGGATTGGTTAGTCGAGCAATATGGGATGCCGGATCTTATCAAGATTGATGTTGAGGGGGCGGAGTGGGCTGTCTTTAGGGGTATGACTAAAAACTACGGAAAGCTTGCTTTTGAGTGGACACAAGAAACTTTGGATCAGCACGAAGAGCAACTTTTGTATTTAAAGTCAATTGGTTACACCAAGTTTAGAATGCAATTTATTGAGCACCACCTGCAGGAACCTGATATTGAATGGTCGCCAATTAAATCTAAAAATGATCTAAAAAAGCTGAGAGAAAAACTTGCCCTAGAGTGGGAGCAAGTTGGTTGGAAAAAAGCAAACCTACGCCCTACATCGGATGTTGGAATGCTTTGGGCTATTTAGTAACTTTTATTTATTAAACTTTACCCATATGCGTTCGTGCCAGTAGTACACAACAACCTTAACAACCACTTCTAGACTGACTATCTGAGCAGCAGTCTCAAACTTGCCTGTGATGAATAAAGCAATTAAAAAAGTGTTTATGCTTTGCCAAACCCTATATGTTATTGCTTTAGTAATAGAGATTTTTCTAGAACTAGCCACTATAGCCCCAGTTCGGCACGCTTTTTAGTTGCTGAGATAGCCTGAAGTTCTGGGCTCAGTTCTACCTTCTCGATTAGGTAGCCGACATCACGCCCGTAAACAATGTTTGTAATGTTTGGTAGACGCATCTTTAGGGTATCTGGTTGCTCTGGAATGAACTCGACTACTTGATGAAAAGTGAGAGGGTCTTTCTCGGAAGTGCCGTAAGTGTTTCGGATACCGACTAAGACTTGCTCGGTTCGGTTATGTGCTTCCTCTTTTAGAGCTTGATGACCCTCGTGCCAAGGCTGGTAGCGGCCTAGCATCAGAGTTGTTGGGGCAGACCAGTCGAAAAGGCTAAACTTTTTAATTACTTCGTCAGCCATTTCTTTGTCTGACTTCCACTCGTAAAAAGTGTGGTCAGCGTCAATGACTGGAATCCACATAGCGTCTGTATCGGAAAAACGACTAGAGGCAATAGTGTTCATCACAATCTTGATGTCTGGGGTGCCGAACGCTTTACGAGTTGCCTTAGTTGGGCAGATAAAGTCAACAATTACAGTGTGACCTTGCTTAGATAGCAAGCGAGCCATCTCAGCGAGGCGACGAGCGTTTTCTGCTCTATCTTTCTCACTAAAGCCTAGGTCAGAGTTTAGGGTGGAGCGAACCTCGTCTGCGTTTAGGTGAATAGCGTTTAGACGCTCCTTTAGGGCTTCTGCCAAGGTTGTTTTACCTGAGCCTGGTAGTCCTAGGATTTGAATAATCACTGCACTTTGTCTTTCACATAGTTGTAGAGTTCTAAGTCTAGCGAGTTGTTTTCGTACACTCCTGCAATCTCTTCTTCAGTTAAAAGTGCCTTCAGTTTAGCAGTGGTCCACTCGTTGCCTTGGTTATCAGTGAATATGCTGTAGTTGAAGGTAGGGTTTTCGTTGACCAGAGACGCTCTAAACTCTTCTTCAATATCCAGGTCGTAGTTTTCTTTGAACCAGTTGCAAACATTGGTAGTAAATCGGTCATGGTTTTCCAAGGTGTCGATAATAGTCATCTTGTCTACTTGAGATTTTGCGTATTCAATTGAGGTCTTATCGTTTGCAATCATCCACTCTTTCCAAAAACTACCGTGAGAAGGCTGGGTTTCAAACTTAATCGAGCCATCTTCAGGAAGTAGTTTATTAATGTGTTTTACATAAAAAATAGCCTCTTCAACCCCATTACAAACAAATTTTGTTTGCAAGTTATTATTATTTACAAACTTTTCATCCGTAAAAAGAAAATACTTAAATAGGTTCCCAATATCATCTTTTGTATATTCTTCAAAATAAACTGACCAAGCATCAGTCATCATTGCCCAAGCAAACTGACTCACCATTCTGTCCAATGGGTCTCTAAAGACACAAGCAGTCTCGATTTCTGGGTAGTTATCACTTGGGTGTGAGCCGTAGTGAGTTTGAACAAAGGCGTACTTATTGTAGCCATCAAAGTTTTGAGTGATATTAGAAAAAACTTTTAAACCGTTGTCTTCTAGAATTGGAATAAGGTTTTTAAATCCTTTTCCTCCGCATTTTGGAATGTGTAAATACGAGAGTGTTTTCATTTGTTATCCCTTCACTTTTAAGAATGTAAAACTAGTTCCGTCTCCACTAGAAGTACTAAGCGACGAGGAATCCCCCGTTGCATTGTCAGGAACAAAGCGTTTTACAGTAACTGCTGCGGTGCTATAAACATCAAATACTAAAATAGCACTAGCAAAACTTGCTCTAGAGCGTAGCAATGCGTTAATTGGTATTGTTGCAACTCCCTTAACCCCAGAGATTGCTGGAATAGTTACTTCTGACGAGGCTAGTCCGCCCAAAGATACATTATTAGTATCTTTTGACCAAAGTTTAACAGTAACTATAGCCGCAGTATTATTTGCCTGTGTTTGAATAATTATGTTTCCACTAACTATCCAAGAAGCATCTCCCAAAGCACTGGTTCCATTGATAGTAATGTTGCTACCAGTAAAAAAACCAACCTCAGTCCAAGTATTTGCTGCTACTGCGACATCAGCACCCATAGGCATATGGGCTACTTTGTTTGTGTTTGGATTGGCACTGGTAATGCTTGTAGTTAGATTTAGTGCATTAGCAGTGACTAATGTACCACTGATTGTAGTACCAGTGATTGCACCCGTTGAAGTAATCCCAGCGACAGTGAGAGCACCTGCGTAAGACACATTGGCTAAGGTAGTTCCAGCAGCATTTTTAATGTCCAGTAAGTTTACATATGAGTAGGCAACTATCGTTACACCAGTTACGCTAAAGGAGTTTGGGTACCCAGGATAGTAAATATAGAAATAATAACCACCATAGTTGACAGCATCATAATAGAGAGATGCACTAAATGGAGTTCTAAGTCCAACTGGTGAATTTGAGCCAGTCAGGTAGACAGTGTAGCCATTATTGTTTGTAAGACCAGATGGTAATGTCATTCCTATTGAAAAATAGTAGTAGCCATTGCCTTTATCATAGTAAGTGTATACTGCTGTAAGAGGTGTAGTTATTGTCCCTTGATTAATAACCACTGGGGCAGTGTTACCGCTTGTGGTAGCAAAAGTTTGAGTAGCAGTAAAAGTATTATTTGCTGAAAGTGAAACTCCACCAGCCCCGCTAATTCCTTGAACACCCTGAGTTCCTGTTCCAGTTAAACCTTGAAGACCTGTGGTTCCTTGTGTACCAGTTATTCCCTGAGTTCCAGTGGTTCCAGTTGTACCTTGTAGTCCTGTTGTTCCAGTTGTTCCCTGAGTTCCAGTTGTACCTTGAGTACCTGCCCCAGTTCCACCTTGCGTGCCAGTTGTGCCTTGAGTGCCTTGAGTACCTGTCCCAGTAAGACCCTGTGTACCAGTTGTACCTTGAGTGCCTGAGGCACCACGCTGCCCAACTACAGATACTGTCCAGCTTGTGAACGTTCCGCTTCCACTAAATACATCTACGGTAACTGTGATACTGCTGTTAGCAGTAATTGCGGTGATAGGGCCATCCATGTAATAGGTTGGCGTAGAAACTGGGCTTATACGAACTCTTGTTCCTAGAGCAAGTGCTCCAGTAGAAGACATTGAAAATGTTTTTGCCGTTGTCCCCATAACCACTGATGATGATGAAGTTAAGTTGTCATATCCTATGCCATTAGCCCCGGTAATTCCCTGAGATCCAGTTGTGCCTTGTAAGCCTGTGTCTCCCGTGGTTCCTGTGGTTCCCTGAGATCCGGTTAATCCCTGAGGACCTATAGTACCTTGAGTACCTTGAATACCAGTTGTTCCTTGGGCTCCAACTGGGCTTATAGAGTCAAGCGAGCCGTCACCCTTTACATACTGGGCAGAAGTACCACCTTGGGTGATGAACTTATCTGCGTTGATGTACTGGAAGTAATCAATGGCGTTTGTTGTGCCACCAGTACCAGACGAAGCAACTAAGGTTGAATTTGGCTTATCGTATACGCAGTTGAGGATTGAGTAGAAGCCGCTCAAAACGACTGGTGCGACATTGTTTAGTGCGGAAGTCAGTAGTTGACAGTTTGCTAAAGTAATCACACTTGAGGCAGCCGATGTCACGGCATTGGTCACAGCAGCAACGACTACAGAATCTACAAGGCTTAGAGTTCCAGCAGTTAGAACAGGGGCAACGGTGACAGCACTTTTTACAATTACATTGGCACTAGCGTTGTTGACGGTTATGAAGTTTGGATTTCCACCAAAGATAGCGACTAAACCAGACCCAGTGATGCTTGCGGCAGCAAGGTCACACAAACGAAGAACGGTGTAGTCAGCATTACTGCTCTTTGTAAAAGTTCCAGAAACTTCACAGTTCAAGATGTTTACATTCCCTGTACCAGTGGGCGTAGTGATAGTAAGGTTTGTTATTTTTAAACCCGAGATAGTACAGCCAACACTTGTACTTACAGTTCCAGAGATTACGATGTTTCCACCAATAAGACCAGGTCCAGTTATGGTCGTGTACTGAGTAGTTATTGAAGGGCTTTCAGTGTAAGTCCCTGGGTGAACAATAATGGTTTTACGCTGTGAATCTACTAAAGTCAATGCCTTAGTAATAGAAGCAACTGGAGTAAGCAAATCACCATTACCAGTAGTGTCATTTCCATCTACTTGACTAACGTGAATTTCATAGTCATAGCCTGTGAAGGTTGTGCCTTGTACACCTTGAATACCTTGGACACCTAGAGTACCTTGAGTACCTTGAATACCAATTAGGCCTTGTGCTCCAGTTGTACCTTGAGTACCTAACTCACCCTGGGTACCAGTTGTTCCTTGCGCACCAGTTGCACCTTGAAGACCTAGTAAACCTCGAATTCCTTGAGTTCCAATGGTTCCTTGGATGCCTTGCGTGCCAGTCAAACCCTGCGTACCAGTAGTACCTTGGGCTCCTTGTGCGCCTGTTAGGCCTTGTACACCTTGAATACCTTGTGGACCAACATTTCCTACGGAAATGATGATAAGAAGTAAAGAGTGATTACTAGCAAAGTTTGTTGTGCCTGTACCTGCTGAATTAACTAAAGTTACTGGAAACTCATCCCAAGTTGCGTTTAGTGTTGGTGTTCCCGACACTTCCCAAGTTTGAAAATTTTCCGCATTGTTTTTGTCTTGGACTATAAGATTGTCATACTGGTTAATCAGATGAAGAAAAATGCTGTTGTCTTGTGAGTCAGCGTCTAAGTGGTTAACTCGCAAAGCAGTAGAGTTTATTTGAGTTGCGTTATTCCAACCGAGTTGGTTTGTTGTTGGGTCACCACTTGTTGTATTTGTTCTTGCGTTGTAGTGGTAGTGACTTGAACTATCTCCAGATGCACCCGTGGTTCCTTGTATGCCTGTATCTCCAATGTCTCCCTTTAGCCCCTGAAGACCTTGAGTGCCAACGGTTCCTTGGGTACCTTGTACTCCTGTTGCACCTTGAGTGCCTTGAGTACCTGCGCCTGTGATTCCTTGGACACCTGTCAGGCCTTGCGTCCCTGTAGTACCTTGACGACCCTGCAGTCCTTGAGTACCAATTTGACCCTGTAACCCTGTAGTACCTTGACGACCCTGCAAACCTTGAGTACCTGTTGCGCCTTGAGTGCCAGTGAAGCCTTGAATACCCCCCTCGCCCGTATTACCGGTCGCACCTACTTCGCCTTGAAGCCCTTCAGTGCCTTGAACGCCCTGAGTCCCTTGAGGGCCGGTTGTACCTTGAAAACCTAAAGGTCCTTGTAGCTGGGCGTATCCAAATCCTTGAATACCTGTTATACCCTGGGTACCCTGACGACCTTGGACACCTTGAATGCCCTGCGTGCCCTGAGTACCATTAGCTCCAATGAAGCCTGCAGTACCTTGAATACCAGTTGTACCTTGGGTACCCTGAGCACCTGTGCTACCTTGGATACCTGTGTTTCCCTGAATTCCAGTTGTGCCCTGAACACCCTGAACACCCTGAACACCTTGAATACCTTGAGGTCCGCCAATACTAATTTCAACATGGTTAGGCTGCTCTTGAACGATAACCTTGTTAACGTCCCTTGGATTGACGATAACTTTATTTTGTTCGTCATCGAAGTAGGTTGCCATTAACGAGTTACCTCGGCACTAACTTTGAAGTTTCCTTCAAGAATTCTGTCCACTACTCCCGTGCTTGAAACTAGCTCTAAGTCATATACATAGAGTCCTGCGGTTAGGTTAGCTGTAGTATTTGCAGCAATTAGCAGGCTCACCTGGCCTTGTGTGGCAACGTTAGCCCCTAAAGTAATTCGTCCATTTGCTGTTGTTAGCTCTACTATTGTTGAAGCGGCGTTTACTGTTTCGCGAACATGCATTCGTGCAGTGTAGGTGCTGATGTTGTACGGATTACGGGCAGAGTCAGTCCACGTAATAGTGCGACTAAATGTAGCACCTTGATTACAAGTAATGTTATAGGTTCCAGCAACGCAGCTCATGGCAGGTCCTTAAGAGAAGATAGATCTTTACCTCTAATTTTACCTCATTTATAGAAAGTCGAGATAGGATAGAATGTATGTCTAAGGTTACTTTTCCTGAATATACCCATTGAAAGACCTACCTAATGAATAGCGTTGATGTTTTAGATAAACCTGACATGCGTCAAACGGATGAATCAGAGGATTTTGCTCATTATGCTGAATCAGCGTCTGTAACAGAGGGGTATATTATGGGAACTACCATAATAGCCCTATGTGGGGTAGAATTCGTACCCTCTAGAGACCCCGAAAAACTAAGGGTTTGCCCAATTTGCAAAAAAATTGTAGAGGCACTATTCTTATAAAATACCAAATACTCGAGTTTTAAAAGTCGAGGTATACTGGTATTCAACCCAATACTCCCTACTAGAAACGGTATAACTACATATGTTCTCATTTAAACTAAATGAAGAGTTCGTAGCGGAGTACAAGCAAAAAGAATCCCCTTTCGGTTACAAAGATGCCGCTGGCAACTCTGTAGGCGAGATAACTTTCTTGCGCACGTACTCACGCAAAAAAGAAGATGGAACCAAAGAAACCTGGTCGGAGGTTTGTGAGCGCGTTACCAACGGAACCTATTCAATCCAGAAGGACCATGCAAAACAGAACCGCTTGCCATGGTCAGACGCTAAGGCTGCTGCCTCGGCTAAAGAGTTTTTTGACTCTCTATTCAACCTAAAGTGGTCTCCTCCGGGCCGTGGACTCTGGGTCATGGGAACCAATATCGTAAACGTTCAGAAGAACTCGGCTGCTTTGCAGAACTGTGCTTTTGTGTCTACTTTGGAAATGACCAAGGCAAACCCAGGTAAGCCATTTGCTTTCCTTATGGAAGCATCCATGCTCGGTGTCGGCGTTGGGTTTGACGACAAAGGAGCTGACAAAAACTTTGAAATCTATGAACCAGGTCAGCCTCAGGAATATGTAATCCCAGACACTCGTGAGGGATGGCAGGAATCTACTGTTGCACTAATCAATTCATTCCTAAAGCCAGACCAGCCACGCTGGGACTTCAACTACGACCAGATTCGTCCTTATGGTGCACCTATTGCAACTTTTGGTGGCACAGCTTCTGGCCCAGAACCGTTGATTGCGCTCCACAACAAGATCTCTCAAATCTTTTTAGGACGCAAGGGTCAGCTAGTCACCACTGTTGACATTGCGGACATCGGAAACCTTATCGGCCGTTGTGTAGTTTCCGGAAACGTTCGTCGTTCAGCTGAGCTTTTGATTGGTCGTATTGATGATGACAACTTCTTGAACTTAAAGAATGTTGAAAAGTTTCCTGAGCGTAACTCATATGATCCAGAAATCCCAGGATGGGGTTGGATGTCAAACAACTCGGTCATGGTCAACGTTGGTACCGACTTCTCAAAGATTATTGATGGAATCATCCTTAACGGTGAGCCTGGAGTTATCTGGGAAGACGTGTCAAAGGCTTATGGTCGTCTAGGCGATCCAATCAACAACAAGGACCACCGCATCATGGGCTACAACCCTTGTGCAGAGCAGTCCTTGGAGAGCTACGAAATGTGTACTCTTGTTGAGACTTACCTAAACCGTCACGAAAGCAAGGAAGACTATCTTCGCACTTTGAAGTTTGCTTACCTCTACGCAAAAACCGTGACTCTTCTTCCTACCCACTGGGAAGAGACCAACGCAATCATGCAGCGTAACCGTCGTATCGGAACCTCGATGTCTGGTATTGCTAACTTTGCAGATAACAATGGTATCCCTGCTCTCCGTACTTGGATGGACGAGGGTTATGCAGTTGTCAAGAAGTATGACGTTACATACTCGGAGTGGTTAGGTATTCGTGAGTCAATCAAGACCACGACCGTCAAGCCATCAGGCACTGTATCGATTCTTGCTGGTGAGTCTCCAGGTGTTCACTGGACTCCAGGTGGCGAATACTTCATGCGTGCAATTCGCTTTGGAAACAACGACCCGATGTTGCCACTATTCAAGATGGCTAACTACACAATTGAGCCAGCCTCTGAATCTCCAGAGACTACTTCAGTGGTGTTCTTCCCAATCAAGTCTGGTGCAAAGCGTGCAGAACGCGATGTAACTATCTTTGAAAAGATGGCACTTGCTGCAACTGCTCAGCGTTACTGGTCAGACAACTCTGTATCGGTGACTATCTCGTTTGACCCTGAGACAGAAGCCAAGCACGTTGAGTCTGTACTTCACATGTATGACGGTCAGCTAAAAACTGTATCGTTCTTGCCTTCAGGTAACTTCACATACCCTCAGATGCCATACACCCAAATTACTAAGGAAGAGTACGAGGATGCGGCTGGTAAGTTGTTCCCTATCTCATTCAGCGGTGTTTACGCTGGTATGGCTATCGATGCAATTGGCGATGCCTACTGCACCACAGACGCTTGTGAAATCAAGTTGATTGTGGAGAACAACAAGTAAATGGTTGTACTAAGTACCATCTACACGAAGACTGGCGATCAAGGAACTACTTCTCTCGGAGACGGGAGTCGTACTTCTAAGAATGATGCCAGACTTGAAGCGTTCTCTACCGTGGACGAGGCAAACTCCAGCATTGGAGTTGCCTTGTCTATGGAGATTGATGCTGATGTGAAAGAGGTTCTGCTCCGCATTCAGAACGATATGTTCGATGTTGGCGCAGACCTCTGCACACCAGTTATTGACGACCCTAAGTACCCACCGCTAAGAGTTACGGAAGAGCAGGTTACTCGCCTAGAGAATCTAATCGACCAGTACAATGAACCTCTAAGCACTCTTAGAACTTTTGTGCTTCCTAGTGGGACTCCGTTGGCAGCTCAGCTTCATGTAGCCAGAACCGTGGTTCGCAGAGCGGAACGTCAGACTTGGAATGCTATTCACTCATTTGGTGAGGGAGTAAACATCACTACCGCCAAATATCTCAACCGACTATCTGACCTACTATTCGTACTATCTAGACACGCTAATCGCGAGATTGGCGATGTCTTATGGATTCCTGGAGGAGACCGTGAAAAATAAAAATCTAAGTATCTTAATTACCGCTGGCCTAGTTGTTGGAGGCATCGGCTTTGTCGTAGCCAGCCAGCCAAACAAGGAATGCGTGACTGTTCTAGTGGACTACGGAGTCTTAGACTCTAAATCAACCTCAAGCAAATGCATCCCTGTAACTGGTAAAGCAAATGGTCTTGACCTTCTTGCTGACGCTGGGCTAGCAATAGAAGGCACTGGCAAATATGGCTCACAGATTGTATGTCGTGTAAACTCGCTGCCTAGTGCTACTAGCCCGATCGGCATCAAAGACCACGAGAACTATGTCGAGACGTGTGCCGAGATGCCAGCTGCCTTTGCTTACTGGGCCGTCTTAGTAAAAGATGGTGCTCTGCCTTGGGGCTGGGCGTCAACTGGAATTGACCAAGTAACACTCAAAGCTGGAGACTCCCTTGGGCTTGTATTCTTTGAGAACGATAACCAGAGGTTCCCGGAATGATTGCCGTTGAAGCTAAAAACGAAAAGCAACTTTTTGATGAAATAATCAAAAACAACTTTAAACCGACTGTTAACAAGTCTGCCTATATGGTCGCAGCTGAGGTGGGGATTCAACTGATATCATTGTGGATGCTGGCAACCCTGGCAATTAATGTGTGGCGTTTCTGTACCGGCTGCTAGAGAAAGAATAAAAATGAGCGTAATTGTATACAGCAACCCGAACTGCACTGCCTGCGAGCAGACTAAAAGATTTCTTACTGTTAAAGGGATTGAGTTTGAGTCCAAGATGATTCAAGACAGTCCTGAAGTATTTGCTCTTATTGAAGAAAAAGGCTATGCCTCTGCTCCTGTAGTGGTTGCTGGGGCCAACAGCTGGGCGGGATTCCGTCTAGACAAACTTAACAACCTAGTACACCAGGATTAATCATGCCTACATACCCCTATAAATGCTCTGAAAACCCTGAGCATGAGCATCAGATGACTCGCTCTATTACTGAAGAAGAGCCTGAAACTCAGACTTGCGTTGAAGAGGGTTGTGAAGGTAAACTAATTAGAGTGTTCACCGCACCGCCTATTAACTTTAAAGGTCAGGGCTTTAGCACTAGCCAGAGTTGGCGTTAATAGAGAGAATCAAATACATGATGGAGTTCTTCCCTTCCGATTATCCCAACTTTATGGAACATGGAGAACCACCATGTGCTTCTAGCTACCCTGACGCCTTTTTCTCTGATGATGTTCCTGATGGAAATATTGGCAGACGTGGCACATATTCTATGGAACGTGAGGCCAAGGTGACATGCTCGGAATGCCCCTACCAGGTGCGTTGCCTAGAGTATGCCCTAAAAAACTCGGATCTACTGGGTATTTGGGGTGGGACTACTGAATACCAAAGAAAAGCGATACGTAGAGGTATTCCCGTCAATATCGGGCTTCCTCCAAGACGCAACCGCTAAAATACGATAAAATAGTATTAAGCTCTTGGGAGAGAGATGTCTTACACCCTACTATCCTCCTGGGAGAAATTATGAATGTATTAAAAATGATTCTTAAGCGTACAATCGCTTTAGTTATCCTTAAGGTCAGCGGTGTCCTAGCCGCTGGTTCAATCGCTGGAGTAGAGCTCTGGCAGTCAGCTCTTGTAGCCGCTTTTGTTGGTGTCATGGAAGTTGCCGAATCCCTAGCACGTGCGTACGTTGTAGACGGAATTCTTGACGAGCAGGAAATCAACATTGCGTTTGCCTCTTCTGCTGAAGCAGAAGTTGCTCGTGGCAAGAAGGAATCAGGACTCTAAACCTAAAAAAACAAGTCCCTCTGAGAAATCGGGGGGATTTGTTGCATCTGGAGCATATCTCTGATACTGTATATCTATACAGTTTAGGAGATATAAATGACTTTTGAAGAATGGCTACAAGTTGGCATAAATAATAGTTGGGCTGGTCCCTCGGTCTGCTATACGCATGATGGGCTACCAACCAGTGAAGCTGAGGACCTAGAGTTTGAAGAAGGTGATCCCTGCATCCACATTATTCGTCTATATGAAGACTTTGAACACAAGCGTGGAGTGGAAGAAAACCACTCGCCATCAGTTTGGCGTGCAACTAATCGCGGACTAGACGTATAATTAGTACGTCCAACTAAAAAGGAGAATCATGGCAAAAGGAAATGGTGGAGGCAATAAGCCTGCAGCTAAGGGAGCTAACGACGATCGAGTAAGCATGAAGAAGAAGGCGTATAAGAAGCGTCCAAAGGTCTTTGATGCAATCAAGCGTCGTTTGGTTACAAAGAAGGACTAATGTCTGTAAAACTTGTAGCTTTTGATTTGGATGGAACCCTTGCACCTAGCAAGGGTTTTATCTCTTTGGAGATGGCATACTTATTGAGCGAGCTTCTATCTAAAGCTCAGGTATGCGTAGTTACTGGTGGCACCAAAAAGCAGGTTATTTCTCAGGTGGTGAAAAGGCTGCCTAAGGGGGCTAATCTAAAAAACTTATCTATCATGCCAACTAGTGGAGCCGCGTATCTAAAGTTTGGGTTATTTAGTTGGAAGCCTATTTACTCACTAAAACTAAAAAGACGTGAGATTAAAAAGATTAAGAGAGTTGTAAAAGCTTCGGCTATCTTACTTGGTTACTGGCCTACAGAAAGCTATGGCAAAACCATTGACAATAGAGGTGCTCAGGTTACCTTTTCTGGGTTAGGCCAAAGAGCTCCCGGGTATCTTAAGGATTCCTGGGATAAAAATGGTGATAAGAAGAAAAAACTTAAATCCAAGATTTCTGGATACTTGCCTGAGTTTGAAGTTAGAGCCGGTGGGTCCACTAGCGTAGATATAACAAAAAAAGGTATTGACAAAAGTTTTGCGATATTAGAACTTATCAGACTAAACTCTCTTAATACTAAGGAAGTAGTTTTTGTTGGTGATAGATTTGATAAAGACGGTAATGACTTTCCGGTGCTACAGACTGGAGTTAGATGTATAGAAGTGAAAACCCCTTGGCAAACTCTGGAAGTAATATTAGATTTGCTAAAAAAGGTCTAGATCTGATACAATGTACTTACAACTAAATAGTGACAAACAAGGGGATGACTGGTTTCGACAGTTATTCTGAAGTTGGTGAAGCAAGCCGAGATGGCGGAGTCTCGTAAAACCGCTAAACAAAATAAATGCTGAATCACGTTCTGCATTCGCTCTAGCTGCCTGATAGGTAGTTAGAACCCCTGGAAAAGCACAAGTCCTATGTGGGCATCCAGGCTTTAAATAAATAGGACAAACCAAAAGGTTGCAGCAGGAGACCTTAAGATCCCGCCTTCGTAGTACCGTGGTTGGTAAAACCTAAGCTTGTAGAAGAACAATAGATCCTTAACTGGACCGGGGTTCGATTCCCCGCATCTCCACTAAAAGGTCGGGAGTGTACGGTGGCCACCGAAGCTCCTCGTTTGGCAGGGTTTCCTGTGACCTTTTATATTGATCACTAGCTCAATAGGCAGAGCAATCGGCTGTTAACCGATAGGTTTTTGGTTCGACTCCAAAGTGGTCAGCGCTCTAGACAGAGAAGCGTAAAGCGGTCTAGGTTCCATTTGCATATGGGGCACCCTCTCAACTATGAATAATGGAGAGACCATGGGGCTGGCAGAAATGTTAGTTGCCATTGATGTACTGAATAGATCTCGGTTGCAAACGAACTATTTGGGAAGTCGCATATCGCTGGATGATGGGTCATAGGGTTCCAGTGGAGCTAAATGGGGATGCTTGTCAGGCTTCGTAAGAAGTACCTTCGGGTTCTCTGACAGGGCAGGTTCAAGACCTGCGTAGCTCGCGACTGGTTCAAACTTGCGTTTGAGCCCTTTTTTCTTTATGCTTTAAGTATGGAACTAATAACAGTACGTAACGTGGCAACTATTGTAAGTAAGACCCCGTCTATGATATATTACTTAGCCAATGTCAAAGGTATATTTACTAAGTATCCAACTGGGCTACCAGCTTCTTCAGGAGCTATCTACATGCTTGATAAGAATGAAGTAGTTAGTTACTTTCAAAATAAAGAGCCTCGCAAAGATTATGGCACCTATCTTGGGGCGACTTCGGTATTTGTTGAAGAAGAGGAATATGTGTCAATCCGCAGAGCATCGATCCTAGTGGGTCTGCCTGAGGGGCGAATTAGATATTTGACCAGGAAGTATTCGGTAAAAACAACCAAAGTACTTTCACCCCGAGGACGAAAATCAAAGGTATTTCATTCGCTAATATGCCTTGCAGAAATCAAAGAAATCTCTGAGATAGAGTTCAAGATTGATAAATTAAGAAGCAGCCTACCCGAGAGACTTAGATAGACAACGGGTTAGAGAGTTATTGTACAAAACTATTTTGTATAAACGCTGTATAAAGATGTGATTAAGTTTGTATACTATAGACTATAGAAGCTCACCAATGACGACAATGAAAGAACCTATTATGGAAAATGACGACCAGATTAACGCAATCAAAGAAGCGCACTTTACCGAGCAGATAGAGGCTGCCGGTGAGCATGCCAGAGGTGTGCACCATAACTTAATGAACGTCCTAACTGATAGCTTGGACTACTCTAAAGTAGATATGGACCATAGCCGAACTAATTTAATAAAAGGCTACCTCCTAGAAGAGTGGACCTGGCTGACAACCCTCGAAGAGAAGGTGGCTGCGGGAGAAGAAGTCCCTGCCCCGGACCGCTGTAGCCACATTGATCCGATGAATCCAACTATCTGGATTGGAATGCTTGCTCAGCCAAATACTCTTTACTGCATGGAGTGCGCTGTCGAGCAGGGTAATAAAGATGTCAGTAGTGGTGAGGAACTCTGTGACCGTTGCCACACAACCAACGAAAGCGGCGAATTCTACGAGTTTGTCATGCCTATCGTAAATATCCAGTTCATGGGTTCTATCTGTAAGAGCTGCCTAGACAAGGTCTAAAATAATGGACGCACCTATTGATCCTGGAAAAGCTCTACTCTATGCCCGCGTCTCTACGCAGATGCAGGTAAATGATGGGGTGTCTCTGGACGTTCAGGAGAGGTCATTAATTAACGCTGCCGAGTTTCATGGATTCACTTCATATGAGGTTGTGCGCGAAGAAGGCCGTTCTGGTAAAAACGTAAAAGGTAGACCTGCTTTGGTGGGTGCTTTGGGTAGGCTGGAACGCAAAGAAGCAAACGCCCTTATTGTTACTAGAATCGACAGACTTGCTAGGTCGACTACCGACTTCCTAGATATCGTGGACATGGCTAATAAGCAAGGTTGGCGACTGATCATGCTGGACCTGAACCTAGACACTTCTACTTACCAGGGGCGCTTTGTTGTGACGATTATGTCTGCGCTCGCGGAAATGGAACGAGGAATCATCTCTGCTCGCCAGAAAGACGTACATAAAGACCGCCGCGAGCGCGGTGTTGTCTGGGGTGTAGACATGGGACCTAAAAATAAAACTCCTCTTGACATTAAAGAGCGTATTATGATACAAAGAAGTAATGGACGCAGCTATCGTCTTATTGCCGAGGGTTTGAACCGAGACGGGGTTCCTACACAGAATGGCAGAGTATGGTATGCTTCGACCGTAAAGAATATCGTAGACGCAACTATTGATGAAAAGGAGGCAGAAGATGGGCCGTCGTAAAAAGGTCGTCGTGGATGAAGGACCTAAGCCTAATGCTTTGTGGGAAATCCAGACTGAGATGCAAATTAATGGACGTCATGTCAAACCGGGGACGGAACTAAAGATTACTGGGTGGACTGGGCGTTATCGCTTTGTTAAGTACGTAAAGACTGAAAAGGGCATTGAGTGGGTAGATGTTATTGGTGGACCTAGAGGTTCAGATGCTTTTAGAAGCTGCAGCTTAGATATGATAAAGCGTGTCCACTACAAGAATCAAACTTACCAGAATTTAGCTATTGACTATAAAGACAAAAAGAAAGCTATTAAAAAAGAAGAGAACGATGCCCTATAAGAATAAAGATAAGCAACGTAAATTCCAGGTTGAGTGGCGTAAAGCTAACCGTAATGCCTTTATAGACTCTCGTGGTGGCTGCTGCGAGAACTGTGGGTCTGCCGACAGACTAGAAGTAGACCATATAGACGGTCAGCTAAAGACTATGAATCCAACTAGAATATGGTCGCGTACTCCTGAGATACAAGCAAAAGAGTTGTCTAACTGTCAGGTACTATGCTATGTTTGCCACAAGGAAAAAACCATGAAAGAACGACATGTAGATAATCCTCATGGAGTTTATGCAAAGTACAAAGAGGGCTGCAGATGCGCGGACTGTCGTGCAGCCAATGCTAAGCGTTCAAGAATTGCTAGAGCTAGACGTAAAGGAATGACAGAATGAATGAAAATGTAACCAAGAAAGAAATTCTAATCTTTGCGGGAATTATTGTTGCTATGTTGGGGGCTTTAATCTATGGATTCTTTGTTGCTGGGGTTGGGAAGATAGATAATTGTTGGGACAGATACCAAACGGAAGAGCAGGCGATTCTAAATTGCGAACAATAGTAGTTGTAACTGGTGGATTTGATCCGTTGCACTCGGGGCATATTGAGTACTTTAAAGCTGCACGCAAATTAGGAGACGCCCTTATTGTTGGAATAAACTCCGACGAATGGCTAAAACGCAAAAAAGGTAAGCCCTTTATGCCCGCAGACGAGCGTCGAGCCGTCCTAGAGGAGCTGAAGAGCGTAGACGCCGTTATTGAGTTTGATGACGAAGATGGCACTGCAATAGACGCAATTAAGTGGATTTTAGCTACAAATCCTGGTGATAAAGTGATTTTTGCTAACGGTGGGGATAGAACGCTTGACAACATACCAGAGATGGTGGTACAGTCAGAGAGACTTGAGTTCGTGTTCGGTGTCGGAGGCGAAGACAAGAAGAATAGTTCAAGCTGGATACTGCAGGAATGGAAAGAATAAGTGAGCACCTCAGAAGAGTTATACAGAAAATACAACCCTATGCAAGCCAAAAAAATTAACCTTAAGTTAGATGAGGTAGGTTCCGAGTTGGTAGCCACCATTATTCAACAAGAGCGTGAACGCATTATCAAAGTTATTGTTGAGCGACTTGAAACATTTGACTGCGATATTTGTGGGAAGTGTGCAACTCAAAAAGAGCTAATAGCTCTTATCAAAGGAGAGAACAAGTGAACAATGACAAGGGTTTAAATGTAGTGGTAGCTATAGACATGGCTTATCAGTCTGGCGTAAATGAAGAGCGTGAACGCATCATCAAACTGCTAGAAGAATTAATTAAAAATCGTACCGAAGTTAATCTTCGAGGCGCTATCGCTCTTATCAAGGGAGAAAACAAGTGAGCATCGATGCTTATGACTACGGCAAAAAAGATGGTATTGCGGAAGAGCGTCGACGTATCTTAGAATGGATTGAAAGCAACAGAAGTACTTTTGAATTGGTAGACGGTGAATTCTTTTACCGAGACCACTTCCAATCCGAAGACATAATCAGATTTATTGAACAGAAAGAAACAAATGAACCCGAATGAGCAAGACATCATTATCGCAGCTGCTGTGCAAGCAGAGCGTGACCGTATTTCAAGAATGCTAGACCTATCTATTGGACTTTACGGTGGCTTCTATCCTCCAATTGCAGAAGCTTTGCTAAGTGTCCTTAAGGATGTGGATGAAGAGCACTACGAGGAAACTCTAGCTATTTACAACGAGGCGAAGGCAAAACTAAATGCCTGAGTACGAAAATATAGACGCACGTATTGATGCCTTAGCAGAACGAATAGAGCTAGCTGGAATTGGGCTGGCAGTTATGCGTGAGAAGATTGAGTCGATCGGTGATAGATTGACCATTCTTCAGATGGAGGTTGACCTTGCAGAAGAGAGTCTATAAAGGCTATCCATGCCGTAAACATAGAATTAGGTTTATGGGAAGCTACTGTCTTAAGTGCTACAAAGAGCGCAGGGACGCAGAACGTAATATAAAATAAAACTAGTAATATGCCCCAGTAGCTCAACGGTAGAGCAACGCTCTTGTAAAGCGTAGGTTGTGATCTCGGAATTCACCTGGGGCTCAGGGGAGTTAGAAGGAAACATGAGAGATTTTAAAAACCCATACTACGAGGGTCCTGAATGTGTTTGCTGCACAAAAGCAGCTCCCGTAGACTGGGAGCGCCCTTGGGGTGGCTACAGTGTTTTAGAAGATGTTGACCCCCCTGCATGTGTAAAAGTCTTAACAATAAACCCTAAAAGCAGGCTGTCTTTGCAGACGCATGAAAAGCGTTCTGAGAGATGGTATATCTTAGACGCCGGTATTGTTGTAACCGTCGGAGATAGAACCTGGGAGACAGAGGTTGGAGAGACGGTGTACGTTCCTTTTATGGAAAAGCACCGCATAGAGAACACTTCAAATAGGGTTGCAAGAATCGTAGAACTAATGTATGGTTGGTACGAAGAAGAAGATATAACCCGCATCGAGGATGACTATGAGAGATAAATACTTTTATAGGCAAAAGGTAGTACAATATAGACATGTCCCTTAACGATTTTGAATATGCCGCGCCTCTAGATTTAGAGGGAGAAATTACCAGTAATGACGGTAACATTGTCAATAACTACCTAGCTAGTAAGGGTGCTTTAGACGCGTCTATTTCAGACGCCCTTAACTCTTCATACGACTTTGGATACCTAATGGGTATGAAAGACGAGCGTCTGGCAGTAATTGAACTGCTTAGAGTTTCTGGTCTAGAAAAAGCTGCTAAGTTCTTGGAGGACTCTGATGACTAAAATTAAGTATCGTAGCACTATGATAGTTGAGCTTGTGCAGAGCATGGGTAGTGACGAAATGGTTGCTATGTCTGCTCGTGTGAGTACTGGAGGTGGGACCTCTACTCCAGAAAAAGATGCTGGACTAATTAACTACTTAATGCGTGACCGCCATGGTTCACCGTTTGAGCACAATGCTTTTACCTTCTATGTTGAGGCTCCTATTTTTGTATTCCGCGAGTTCATGCGTCACCGCATTGCTTCGTACAACGAAGAATCTGGTCGTTACAAGGAGCTAGAGCCTACGTTCTATGTTCCAGACCTAGAGCGTAGATTAGTTCAGAAAGGTAAGCCTGGTGCTTACGAGTTTGAACTTGGAGATCTTGGTCAGCTTGCTCAGGTCTATCGCTCTAGCTATGAAGCTAACAAGACTGCTTATGAAGAATACCAAAAAATGCTAGACGCAGGTATTGCTAGAGAAGTAGCTCGAGGAGTACTACCAGTAAATATCTACTCATCTATGTTTGTGACTATGAATGCACGCTCACTAATGAACTTCCTTTCGCTAAGAACTATGCGAGAAGGTACACACTTTCCATCTTTTCCCCAGCGGGAGATCGAAATGGTTGCGGAAAAGATGGAATCCCTTTGGGCTGAGAAGATGCCTATAACGTATGAAACATTTAATAAAAATGGAAGAGTAACGCCATAATGGATAGCTATGGAGTAGTCCCAATTTGGGACCATCTGCTGTCGATTCCTGGGCTACTCTTTTATTTGTTCTCGTCTGTTGTATTTGTTTTCCTACTTTGGAGATTGTCTGATGGCTATTTCCGACTTACTAAGTTTGTTACCTTGTCAGCGGTGACTATTGTCTTTTGGACTCTTGGTCTAATTGAGTTAGGGTTATGGTTCTATGTCGAAGCGTGATATTTGGACTGCTCTCTTTATTTATTTTGCATTGGGAGAGATTATTTGGACGATTATTTCTATCAATCTTCCTTGGCAGTTTTGGCTACTGGGTCAACCTGTTCTTGTCGCCGCAACTATGATGATTGTCGGACTGACTATGGGAGATAAAAATAAATGAGAATGGACGCCGCTATTGTTGTTCCATGGAGGAGTACTCCCGAACGAGAATTTTCATTTCAGCTTGCTTGGAGATATAACGGTCCTGCATTCTCCGACTTTAAAATATACTTTTCTGATAGCGTCGGAGAGAGATTTAACGTATCTGAAGCTAGAAATCGTGGATGCATAAAAGCCATAGAAGATGGCTATAAGTTTTTAATTGTTATGGACGCTGATACTGTCTTCGAGCGGGACTCTGTAATAGACGCCCTTAAGGTTGTATCAGAAGAAGATGTTATCTCCTACCTATACACAAAGTCGGTGGAGCCGCACATGACTACTTGTGCAGCGTTAGATGGGGGGGACATGCAGCTACATGAAATAGAAAAACAACATGCGACTCTTTCGCTAGAGCATATTGGTAGTGGTTGGGCTATGACTAGTGAGATGTTTTGGAAAATGAATGGTTGGAACGAAAACTTTATTGGTTGGGGATACGAAGATACAGCTTTTGATAAAGCATATAAAATTTTGTATGACAGACCAATGTTGCGTGCTCCAGGAAACTGCTATCGGTTGTATCATTCAGTGAGAGATGATAAAGACTTTGATAAAAATGCTGAAAGATTTAACTTAGATTACAATGATCCAAAAAAAGATTTTAAAGATTTTTTAAAAGGAAACATGGTGCATAGAAAGGCGGAAATAAGTGAAAAGTAAAACCTACGTTGTTTCCTGGGACAGGGTTTATGAAAACTCTTTGAATGTAGATAAGCAGCTATCTGAAGCTGGAATAGACTACTTGATGTATAACGACTCAAGTAAGCCGGAGCTAAACTCTAATTGGGTCCGAGCCGAAAAAGTTTTCTTTCTGGGGCATTTCTACAACTCGTTAAAAGACTTTATTAAAACTGACTATCCCGTTTTTATTTTTAACGCTGGAGATGCCGTCTACTCACACCACGCTGAACTGACTAGAAAAGCGGAGTCTATTCTAATTTCAGACCCGGATTGCTGGGCGTATGCTCCGTCGGTTAACGGGTCGAGTTCTTGGTCTTGGGATGGTTCTTCTATCGAGGCATCAAAAAAGCATCCTGGGTTATTCCTGTCTACTCAAACGGATGCAGTGTGGGTTGCCCTATCACGAGATTTAGTAAACATAGTTATTAACTTTTTTGAATGGATGTTTGAAAATGGACATTTTGATAGAGAGTTTAAAAAAGTGTGTATTGGTTGGGGATTAGATTCTTTTTTCTGTGCAGTTACAATATGCATGAATAAAAAAATATACAGAGACTGGAGCTTGGTTGTATATCACGACGCTAATACTAGTTACGACCATTCAATAGCTGCTCAGCAAATGATAATGACCATTCAAAAATCAGTAGGGTTTACTGAGACTCTTGGAATTGAGTTTGAAAGAGTTAAAAAAGCTTATGACATAATGTATGACAAAGCTAATACAAAAAGAAAAATAACTATGTCCGATGTGTATCTGGACTACCCAAACATTGGTTTTGAGCTGTAATAATGAAAATTGCAATAATTGGAGCTGGATGGGTCGGCTCTCACTTAGCTTTAAAGCTAAAAGACTCCCATGAAGTTGTCCTGTATGAAGAAGAAGATGTTTTTTCAAAAACATCTCTGAAGAATCAGAATAGGCTGCACCTTGGATTTCACTATGCAAGAAGTAGTTTAACCAGAGAACTTTGTAAAAATACATTCAATAGATTTTTAAATGAATACAACGACCTTGTTTCTGACATTCCAAATAACATTTACTCTATTCCAAAAACTGACTCTCTTATAGATTTAGAAACTTATTTAAAGATATTTGAGGGTTGGAGTTATGAAAAGGTATCCCTCGATTATTTAAATAATATAGAAGGATCTATACGAGTAGATGAAAAATACATTGACCCTGTAAAGTCAAAAGAGTTTTTTACAGAAAAACTACAAGACGTTATTGTAAAGAAAAAAATAGCTAAAGGCGATTTAACCAGGCTTCAAAAAGATTATGACTTAGTTTTAAACTGCACTAACAATGTTTTAAATAAAAATGAAAATGTTGACTATCAGCTCAATTCTCTATTCGTATATGAGAAAACATCTGATATTCCATTTGGTGCACTCACCCTTGTGGATGGGCCTTTATTTTCTATATTTCCGTATCTAGATGGCACATATCTGGTATCGCATGTTAAGTACTCTCCGGATAAATCTATAACTAATGATGAAAAAGTCAATCTTATAGAGGAAGATATCTTAAAGTACTTTCCTAGTTTTAAAAAACATTTTAAACTAACTGGGATCAATGAGTCTTATAAGTCAAAGGTTAGGAATTCAGCAGACCCTAGGATTCCAGTCGTGACCAAAGAAAATAATTTAATTAATATTTTTACTGGAAAAATACAAGGGATTTTTCAGATCGAGGATTACATAAAAAAGGAAATACAAAAAATGAATCACGCTACTGAAGAAGATGTAAAGAGTTTATTCAATAAATATCTAGAAAGAGAGCCTAACGAGGCAGAATATCTGGATCATATAGGAAAAGATAAAACTGATTTAGAGCGCAGGATAAAAAACTGTAAGGAAGGATTGGAACTTGCAGCTAAGCCAAGAGTTGCTGTTCTTATCTCCGGTCATGCTAGAGACATGGACTTTTTAAAAACTAGTTACCTTATTAAATATCGTAAAGTAGACTTTTTTATTTTCTCCTGGGACCAGCAGGGGACGTGGGGAACGGAAACCGATTTAAACAAGCCCAGCATAGAAAACTTTTTGAAGCAAGAATATAAAAAAGATTCTAGAATTAAAAAATATGCAATTGAAAGTAATAAAGATTATATAGAAAATAATCCTATAGACCCTGATATTAAATTCTTTAGATATAGTAAAGTTCCCGAAATTAATATTAAATCTCAGCTGTATGCGATTATGAGATCGTATCAGTTAATGGAAGAATATGTAAAAGAAACCGGAATAGAATATGGTCTTGTTGTAAAAACAAGATTTGATATGGCTGTTACAGATTTTAGTTTGACGACAGAACTTGTAGAAGATGTAAATAAAAACAAGATTATCTTTGTTCCGGACCAAGAAAGATCCGGAACAAAGATA